GTTCGCAAAATCTTCATATTGGCTGGTGTAGTTTTTAGTTGCGCCTTCGGCATTGGTGCCTTGCTGTGCCAATAGACCGTGATCGGGGTCATTGACCAGGCCATTGCTGAAATCATCCAGTTGTAGCGTCAGTGCCTGTAATTGACTTTGGTTTTCCTGCGCAATGCGCCGCCCTTGATCCTCGGCAACACCAATACCCACAGTCGCCAAGTGCTGTAACGCATTTGCCTGTGCGCCTGCATTGCCAACATCAACACGGGTCGCCTGTGCTTCTGGCGTGACATTGCCAAAATTACCGGTTGGTATGCGCATCAGCTAACCCCCATATTGGTAAACATATTGTTAGAGGATGATCCGCTAGCGGTAGACGTTGCAGCAGTTGAACCGGCCTTCTTCCATCCGGAATAAGCGGTGCCACCCGCCTGCAGTAGTGAACTGGCACCGTTGATATAACCAGCCTGCGCCGCATTCTTCCCGCCGATACGGTCGGCTTGTGCCTGGGCGTTGTAGCGTGCGCCAGTGTTCACCCCGTTCAGTATCGTGGTATAGGCGTCCTGTTCGGCATCGCCGGTAATGCCGGACGTGATGCGTAGCGCGGTACCTTCACCAGTTTCGACGCCGGAAGCCGCCAATGCTGTATTAGCCTGTGATGCCTGCGCAGCGCCAGCCTTACGGATTCTGTCTGCCTGTACACGTGCAGCGGCCTTAGCCGCATCAGCATCGGCATCCGCTTGGGCCGCCTGGTAGTTCGCCATTTTCTTTTGCTGCTGCCCCTGCGCCACTGCCGCGCCGGAAGCCAGCACAGCAGACGCAACGAGCGCTATTTCTACGCCAGTACACATAATTAAACCTCCATCGAATACAACAGGCCGGTGCGGGATAAGCCAAGACGTTCATACATCGCCCCGGTGCGTTCTTCATGCACGCCGGTGGTGATACCCATATTGATTACGGCGGCACCTTGGTCGGCTGCCCAGGTGATAAAAGCTTTAACCAAACGCGGCCCAGCCGAACCGCCGCGATGCTCTGGCGCGATAAACAGCCCGTATTCAAATGCCATCAGCTTTGAAGAAAACCACTGTTCACCGATGCCGCCGGCCAACCAACCGATCACCTGGCCATCATGCTCAGCGACAAGCACACACCCGGCATCTGCAGTAATTAATTGTTTGGCCAGGTCAGCACATTTCTGCTCATCGAATGGCGAAGTTTCTGCGTAGCGCGATTCGAAATACATGCGAGTACCCAGCTCAATCAGTGCCGGGATATCCCCGGCGGTTGCGTTGCGGATCATTGTCAGCCCCCGTTGCTGGTGAAAGTGGTAATGATGGCCAGGAGGTGGAATGGCAGCGGCTGGCGCTGCTGGATGAGCAGCGTGTCCTCGCCCTTCTCCCAGCCCAATTTTCCGAAATAGTGATCGCCGGTGAACAGCGGCGCCGGTTGGTTAAGGATTTTCGGGCCGTATGTACGGAACGGGATCACCTGTCCATTGCACTCGGCACCAGTGGTTTCGAGGAATCGCATCGTCACTTCACTGGTGCGCTTCTTGGCGCTCTGCGTGGTGCCCTCGGTGGTACCCACTTCTGGCGTGAGCGTTTGAATTGTTGACTCGAAGTGCAGGCCTATTTCCACGCGGTAGGCTTTTCTCGTCAGGGTGACCTGACCACTGGAAACCACCTGTGTAGGCATCACTGATCCGTCGGCCACAATATCGACGGTCTGCCCATCCAAGTGGCTTAACCCTGCCCACGTCGTTGCACCGGCCTCGCTACTGCCGGTTACGGCGGCGTCGGTGTACAGTGTGGAATCGAACACCTCAACATAACGCACCACCTGTCCGCCGATCTCCCGGCGCACCAGCGCGTAAACCACGTCGTTACTATCTGACGGAATCGACGCCACAGACTCAAAGCCACCAGCGGTGATCTGGCGAGACCAAGCGATCACTTCCTGCGCCCGGTCTATTGCCATCGTCACCATCACGCCATCGGTGCGCACCAGCCAAATAAAGGCGTCGGGCTGCTGCTGGTACGCCATATCGGTCACCCCGCCTGCAGTGATGTGTTCTGCCAGCACCGTCATATCGTTAGCGGAATACGAAACGAAGCTGTCCGGGTCATAGGCTACGGCGTAAAGTTTGCGCCCGGCGCGCTGCACAAACATGATTTCGGTACCGACGCGTACCGGGCGGATCCCGTTGCAGCCATACGGGCTGGGATTTTTCACCGAGATATTTGTCGGGGTTATCGCCGCATCGTTACCGGCGGTGATCGTGAATTCGCCACCGTACGTCAGTGCGATCAGCGTATTCATCTGTGCCAGGTGCACAATCGGGTTGAGCTGGTCGGAAGACAGCGTAAAGTTGATCGCCTTGTCGTCATCGGTGCCAAGCTCAAACGACAGGTAAACGCCGGTTTCGCTGAACCAGATGGTTTGCGGGTATTTTATCGATCCGGCCAGAACTAGGCGCTGTTGGTGCAGCGTCACGGCGCCAGGGTAGCCGAATCCGTCCGTCCATACCGTATCCTCGCGAGTCCACGCGCCGGGTGAAGCTGCCTGTGTAGCGGTAAGGTCAGTACGGATAACGCCGACGGCAACCTGCTCGCTGGTGATGCTCTTGATCAGCACCAGGCCGCTGTTAATGCGGACGTATGAACCAACATCCTCGGACGCCCAGCCTGGGCCGGTGAATGGCGCTGGATCTTCGCTGTCTTTCGGCGGCTCGTCGTCGCTCAGCGTCAGCGTTATTTCTGATCCGACAAACTCCTTAACTGACGGCTTACACCATTTTTCTGGTGTGTCGCGGATTTCATCGAACGGTTCAACGATAAACGGGCACGGCTCAAGCACCCAATCAAGTTGCCCGCGCCGTTGTAGGCGGTGAGGCTTAACGCCCTGATGCACCAGAAACATGGTGTCAGCACCTTGAACATAGTTTACGGCTGGCAGCATGGCAGAGCTGTAGGGGCTGGCGATTTCATACGGGGTGTTGTCATCATTAACCAGTTGCGCGCCATTCTGGAAAATACGCATGTAGCCGTCGCCAAACTCCAGCACGTACGCTTGAGAGCGATTAAACACGTAAGGGATCAGGCGGGCGCTGCGGTCGCCGTATTTAGCCGCAGCCGCGTAACGGGTACCAGGGCGACGCATAACACCGCCCTGCACCACGCAAACCGCATTCTCGATCTGCTTAGCGCCGTTGGCGTAACGCGCAATATCAACGCGGCCCATGAGGCGTGGGGAGATCTCTCCGGCAGTGAAATTGGTTTTTATCAGGTTAGCGCGCACGATCAGAACCTCGAATTATACGTTGGGTAGCCACCCAGCTCTTCCGGCGGATCTTCCTGCCCGTCGATAGATTTGGCTTGGCGCAGCAGATAGGCGGCCTCTTGAGTCAGGCTGTCGCGCAGGCTGGCGGATGCTGTTACCGCGTAGGCCAGCTTGGCCGCCATGGTGGCTTCTGCCAGATTCACCAACGCCGAATCCCATGTAGATTCGTCCTCATTCCGGAAGATGTAGCGCAGGCGGATCACGTTCTGGTTGGCAAGCAGCTTCTTACCCTCGATGCGGTATGGGATTTCGTCCCACTCCTCGCCGACAGACAAGATGCGGATCAGGTCACCGGGCAACGGGAATTGAAAGCCGAAGCCAAACGCCGGTGTTGTGCTGCTGGGTGAAAGCACCACGCGTTTAACCGCGCAATTCCATGGGTGCTTGCGCAGCAGGTCATTGCGAACGGTTGGGTAGATGTTGGAGCACAGGCGGGCGTGTTCGGTGTTTTCGTCGAAACTGTTGATCGGGTGCGCACCGAGCGCGAGCAATGCGTTTGAACAAATAGAAATACTGGAAGCCATAGCGGTACCTCATGAAAAAGGCCGGAGTGTTACCTCCGGCAAGAGAGCGCTGGCGTTAAGCGGTGAAGTCGATCGCAACAACCTTATTTTCGGCTGCACGACCGGCGCCATAGGACGCATCGACAGAGATCTGAATGGTGTTGTTTTTATCGCGGCGCGGGCCGATATCGGTGTTGTACTCTGCACCGGTACCGAAATGCACTGCAGTTTTACACCAGGCGGCGGCAGTCTTGGTGGTGACGCCTTCCGCCGTAGCAGAATCAAGCTTCTCGTAAGCTAACCACTTGAAGCCCAGCCAGTTACCGGACACAGCACCTTCCTGCAGCATTTTCACCGCCATAAAGTCGGCGCTGGTCAGGGTGGTATCGCTGAGGATCTGCGTCAGCATGTCGGCGTTGTACGTGATGTACAACTCCTCGCCGTTCTGCTCATCACACTCGTTGCGGCGGAACATGGCCTTAGCTGCGATCAGCTTGGCCTTGGTCATACCGGTGTCACCTGCAACAATCTTCTGTGCAGCTGGCAGAACCACAGGGGCAAAAGCGCCAGTATCGGAAGTTTTGCGTAGGACTGCATCCAACAACGCGCGGTAAATCACATCGTCTTTTTTACGGTTGGCCGCAGATAGGGTGAGCTGCAAGTAAGGCCCCTGCGGGTCAGCAATCAGCTTGCGCAGGTCGCGCTTTTCAACCGGTACGAATACGCCGTAATCCGCCATCAGTGCATTACGGGTACCGGCTTCCGGCACATCCCAAACCGTATCACCGAAACGCGTGGTGATTGGGTTCATCTCGATGGTACCCATATCGTTGATGGTGAATGACGCGCCGGTGATCATCCCCCGGTCATGAACGGCAGCCTGCAGGCGCGAGTCCTTCTGCTGCGACGCAATTTCGAAAGAATCATGGAACTGCTGCACAAATGC